TCACCCCCACGTACTCGACACCGGCCGCGCCGCGCGCTTGCTCTCATACGCCGGCCGCGGCACCGCCACCGCCTGCGCGAACGTCAGACAGAACGCGTCCGCATCATCGGGCGACGCCTCGCCGCGCGCCGCCAGCGACTCCTTGCTCTCGAGCACCAGCCGCGAGCGCCGGTTCAGATGAAACCCCGGCAGACAGAGCTGATCGCAGAGCGCATCGTCATCCGGCAGCGTCCCGAGCAGCAGCCACTCCTTCGCCTTCGCCCACATGAACGCCCGCAGGTTCTCCTGATGGCTGTCGGGCGAGGCCCCGCCGAAATTCACCTCGTAGACGTGGTCGAACCCGAGCGCCTGCAACCGCACGACGATCGGCGAGCCGAAGGCGCTATCGACAAACATCGCCGCGAGCTGGTGCCCCGGCCGCCGGTCGGCGAGCAGCTCGGCGCAGACCCCGATCCGCTGCGAGCGGTCGGCGTCGTGCTCGCCGGGAATGCGAATCGGCGGCCGCGGGTTGCCGTCGAGGCCGCGCCGAAAGCGAATCACGTTCCACGCCTTGCCGCCGCCGCTCACGTCGAACCCCGCGACGAGCGGCTCGTCGTCGCTGGCCTTGAACGACCGCCGCCGCGCCGCCTGCACGCGCAGCGTATCGATGTATTGCAGCTCGCTGGCGCGCGGCGGCAGCCCGAGCACGCGCACCCGCCACGTATCGCTCTCCTCGCCGTAGTCCTCGGCAATCTGCGCCAGCAGCGCCTTGTTGGTGAAGCGCGACGTCCGACTGTCGATCCGCCGATGGTTCCAGCGCCCCGCCGCGTCGCCCTGGCAGATGCGGTAGAACATGCCGGTGTTCCGCACCAGCTGCCCCCACGCAAAAAACATCGGTTCGCCGTCGGTCAGCCCGCCGGGGTCCGCCGTCTGCCAGATGCGGTCGTCGACCTCAGACGCCTCATCGAACAGATACCAGGACGTCGAGGTCTTGGCGTGCTGGCCGGCGAAGGATTGTGCGTTCTCCGGTTTGCAGGTCTGCGGAATCAGCTTCCACGTCGCCGGCCGCCACACGGAGTAGATGCCGGTCGCCTGCGCATGAAACCAGTGCCGGGTGAGGCACATGCCGAGCCACGCGCGGATCGCTGCCCAGGTGCGTTCGGTGAGCTGCGTGTTGGTGCCGGCCGTCACCGTGCCGATCGAATCAGGCCGCGTCGAGAGCAAGAACGCCGCGAGCATCCCGCCTAAAGAACTTTTACCAGTCCCATGACCTGAGGACGCCGCCATGCGGATCGGCAGCACCGCGTCGGCGCCGTTGAACCCGCGCGAGCGGATCTCGGTGCCGAGCGCCTCGAGAAACTCGCGTTGCACGGCGTCGGGGCCGGGTTCGGTGGCGAGCGGCGTGTGCGGATCACCCCACGGAAACATCTGGAGGACGAAGGCGAGCGGGTCGGCGTAGCAGCTCGCGACGAGATCCTGCAGCGCCTCTTCGTCGGCCTGCGTGGCAGGGTTCACGCGAAGATCTCCGGCTGCTGCGCCGCTTCGCGCGCCACTTTCCGCAGCAGTTCGCGCAGCACCTGGCGCGCCATCACCGGATCGGCATCGCGCAGGACGACCGCTGCGGCTTTCTTCGCCGCCTCGTCGATCCGCCGCTCGAAGTGCATCCGCGCCTGCAGTGCCTGCTCGGTCATGCGGGCGGGCCGGTTCGCCCCTGCCAAGGAAAACAAACCGGCCCTTGTCACGCGGCCGTTCATTGTGGATCGTTACCGGATGGAGGAACAGCCAGATCGCCGACAGCCGAATTAAGCTGCAACTGCCGCCCATACCACAACTCGCGGCGCTCAACCGACGCATTCCACGTGATCAAGCAACTAACGAGAAAGCGCGCCAGAATAAAATCCGGCGTCCCCGATTCCTGCTCGCCGCTGAAGCGGTTGATCAGCGCTTCCAGTTCCCGCTCGAATCCCGGCAAGTCAGTCATCCCGCCTCCTCGGTCGCTCATTTCGTCCCGTCCCAGACGACGACATACGCGCGCCGCCCGACCGTCACCTCCCGCCCCGTGACCGCCGGCCGCGCTGCCGCCGCCAGCCGCCGCCGCTCGGCCGCCACGGCCTCCAGCAGCCGCCGCAGCGCCCGCTCCTGCGCGTCGGTGAGGTAGCGCCGGGTCGGCGCCGGGCGCGGCGCGTAGACGCCTGCCACCCGGTCACAGCGGCGACACAACCAGCGGGGATATTGCCCCGCCTTCACGCCGCAGGCTTTACAGGGCGTCATCGGCGCTCTCCCACCTCGGTCCTCTCCATGAAATCGGCTCGCTCCCAGTATTCGGTGCTCTCCACGGAATAGGCTCGCGCAACGCTGACGGGTCACTCGCTTTCAACGGCTCGCTCTGTTCGTTCGGCCCTCTCGCTTATCACGGCTCGCTCACTCGTTACGGTCCACTCGACGTGGGACGGCTCGCTCTCGTAGCTCGGTCCTGTCGTCTGCGTCGGCTCGCTCGTTCTCCCCGAGACCATCGGCCATTGCGGCTCGCTCATGCTTGACGGTGCGCTCGCCTAAACCGGCTCGCTCTCGGGGTCCGGTGTGCTCTGAGCCTACGGCTCGCTCGATTACCTCGGCCCTCTCATGATTTGCGGCTCGCTCATAGGGGACGGTGCCCTCTCGGGGTTCGGCTCGCTCTGCGACATCGGTTCGCTCGACCAGAACGGCTCGCTCGTTGCCTTCGGTCTGCTCCGACAGCTCGGCTCACTCCGCCCACGGATAGTTCGGCACCTGGATCTCATGCGCGTGCCCCAACTGCGCAATCACATACGGCTTCGGCGGCACCGTCCCGTAGTGCGCCCGATACGCCACCGCCTGCCAGTGACTCAGAAACAGCTTCACCGCATACCGCTGCGCCCGCAGATGCACCCGCGCCTGCGGCAATACCCCGTCCTCATACGCGGCCTTTGTTTTCGTGTCGCCTTTCCAGCGCTTCTCGGCCAGTGATTTCGCGGCCTGCTCAGCAAACGCGTGCGCCGCGTTCTTCGTTTCTTCCTGCGCCTTCCGCGCGAGATAGATCTGCCCGTAGAAATCGTCCTTGTGCCCGCTCTGCTTCGTGAAGCTCTCGCCGATAATCCAGCAGAGCCGCTTGAGCGCGCCGTTCCACGGGCGTTTAGTGCCCGCCGCCCAGACCACCGTCGGGTCCAGCCCCGCAAACCGCCAGATGTGCCCCACGGTCGGCGCCTTCCGGATGTCGAGGTGCGCCAGCAAGCCTGCACTGATGACCGGACCAATTCCGATGATCGACTCGGCCCAGCGCCCGACCGGCTGCTGCTGCGAATAGGCGCCCAGCGCCCGCTTGATGTCGCGCTCGAGCACCGCCGTGTTGTCGAACAGCCAGCCGAGCACCTGGTGCGGCTCGCCCGCCTCCGCCAGCGTGCGCGCCTGATGGCTGGCGCGAATGCGGTCCCTCTGCATCTGGTAGTAGGCATCGACGAGAAAGCGGGCCTCGGTCGCGGTCAGGGTCGCGGCGGCCTGCTTCAGATCCCGCGTCAGGCGGGCAATCGGTTCGATCGCGTCGGTCAGTTCTGGGGGCATCAGCGCTCCTTCGGATCGGTGCACTCCAAGGACACGGCTCGCTCGTTCAGGACGATTCATTCATGATTAACGGCTCGATCAGCAGTTACGGACCTCTCTCAAGTTTCGGCTCACTCGCATGGAACGGTCCTCTCGCTACATTTGGTTCGCTCCCTAATTACGGCGCTCTCATCTAGTTTCGGCTCGCTCCTTGGGCTCGGCACACTCCACACAATCGGCTCGCTCACTGCTCCCGGTGCTCTCTCGATGCGTGGCTCGCTCGACAATCTCGGTGCGCTCGCTGCTACCGGCTCGCTCACGATCTCTGGTGCTCTCTGCGAACTCGGCTTGCTCGTGTTTTTCGGTCCACTCGAACGGCCCGGCTCACTGCTCGCCACCGTTCCGCTCGGCCAGCAGCTGCGCCCCGCGCTGCCGCGCCGCCGCAATCTTCGCCGTCAGCGAGAGGTCGCCGGAGATCTCGACCTTGTCGACCAGCAACCCGAAGCGCCGCGCCAGCAACTCGAGCCCGCGCACCTTGTCCCATAGCCGCACTTTCAACACGCGATCGATCTTGCCGTCGCCCGCTTCGGCGTTTTTCAAGATCACCTCGATCGAGGCAATCGACGCGGCCACGGCCGGCGGCAGTTCGTGCACGGGAATCAGTTCGCCGGTCGGCCGAAACAGGCGCTGCACGTTCGAGAACCCGACGCCGGCGAGCTCCTGCACGACGCCCTCGGCGGTGACCTCGACCCGCCCGAGTGTGGCGGCCTGGCTGCGTTGGATAGCGGCCTGCACCTGAACATTGGTTAACAGCCGAGAGGCTTGCTCGGTCGCGGTCTTGCGGCTGTAGCCGGCCCGCGCCGCGGCCTGCGTGGCGTTGAGGTCCACGAGGTATTCGGCGACAAACCGCTGCTGCTTCGGGGTGAGGGGCTTCATCACCGCTCCTCAATGCGAATGCCGTACTCGGCCTCGACGTGTTTCTTTTTCCAGCGATAGAGCGGCGTCGCGAAGCCTTTCACGTCCACGACGTGACAATCCGCGAACGCCGGGCCGTCCCAGTAGCGGAAGTCCGCGCGATAGACGCCGACAATCTGCCACCCGGGCGTGTGCAGCATGAAGGCCGGCTGACACTCGACGGCGCGAATCAGGCCGTGCTTCTCAGCCAGCTTTAAGCGCACAAATTCGCGCGCTTCCTTCGCCGAATCGAACGTCACCCCGTCCACGGTGGTGCGGCGGGCGTGATACTTCGAGGGCTTGGCGGCCCGTGTCGCCCGATACGCCGCGGCGGTCATCGCCGTGGTCATCGGCCCCACCGGGTGAACGGTTTCGGCTTGCTCTTGGTCGCGGCGACGAACGCGCCCGCGTCCTCGGTCTGCCCCCGCGGCCGAAAGAGGTCGCCTTTCCGGCACAAGCACGGCACGCCGTAGTCGTGCTCATAGGTGCTCGAGCCGACGCACAGGCGCGTGTATTTACCGGGTTTGTCGCCAGGGGAATCCACTCGCGTGGAGATGCCGCTGCAGCGATGACCGGGCCGGCACTGGTGCATCACGAGGCCGGTATCGCCGCACGTCTCGCAGCCGTAGCGCCACGGCGTGGTGCGGTCTTTCGGTTTCGGCCAGGCGGCCCGGATGACGTTCTCGAGCGCCCGATCCGTCTCCGCCTTGGTCGCGCCCTTGGCTTTGAGGCCATCCACGTAGGCGACGGCGTCCATGATGATGCGGCCGAGCGTCTGGGCGACCTGGTCCACGACGGCGCGCGGGCTCACGACTCCCTCCGCGCGGGATGCTGGCGCTCCCAGGCCGCGAGCTCGCCATCGGCCCACGAGGCCAGGGCCAGGAACTGCGGAATCGTGCGCGAGCCTTCGGCGGCGAACTTGTGGTCGGTCGTGAGAAAGCAAATCGCGAGCTTCTCGAGGCGGGCATCATCGGGCCACGTCTCGCAGAGCTTCACGGCGGCGGCGTAATCGCGGGTCTCGCGCACGGCATAGCGGGCGCCGTGGCGGTATTGCGGGTAGAGCGCCTGGTAGCGGCGGACAAAGGCGCCGGCGCGAGCGGTCGTGGCCGCGTCGAGAAAGGGATCCTGAGCGAGAGAGACAGAGAGAGAGACCTTGTGTCCGTTCGTGGCGGATTGCGTCTCTTTCTCTCTCTCTTTCTTAAGAGACGGAGACGGAGACGGAGACGGAGAAGCGGCTTTGATATCGGCGTTGTTATCGCGTTTGTTATCGGCGCGTGACCGCACGGTTATCGGCCGCGTTATCGGCTCCGTTATCGGGCCGTTATCGCCTCCGTTATCGGTCCCGTTATCGGGGCCATGCCCCGCCCGCCGGCGCCGGTACGCCCGCTGATTACGCGCCAGGCGCTGCGATTCGTGGAGCACGGCGTCGAGTGTCTCGTGCCGCCAGCCCTCGGGCGTCTGGGTAAAGTGCGCGAGCACCTTCGCCCGCACCCGACGCCAGCGGTGCGCGTCGCCGCAGGCTTTCGCCAGCACCCGCTCATCGCTCGACAGCAGCCCGCCCCGCAGGTGCGCCTCGTCCAGCAAATTGCGGTAGGCGCCCTGCTCCTCGAGCGTCATCGCGGCGTAGGCGCTGCTCTTCCGCCAGCGGTCAATCCACCACCACATCGCGTGCAATTGCATCGGCCCTCCTACCCGCCGCCCGACGATCCCGTCTCGCACGCGCGGCGGCGCCCTCTCACACGGCCAAACGTGCCGCGCACCGGGTCGTTCAAGGCGCCCGGTGAACACCGCCGCGCGAACCCTTGGTGTCTTACGTGAGTGCCAACCCGCCCTTGCTCGTCCGCACGTCGTCCGGAATCGCCTCGGCCGCCGGGGTCACCGTCGGCATCGTCCGCGCCGCGATGAGCGCATCGGCCAGCGCGTAGCAGTGCGCCGCCACCCGCTGCGGGGCCGTCTGTCCGTTCCACAAAAAGCCCGCCACCGCCTGCGCCGCGAAGTAATCCCGGAGGCTGATCTCCGTCATTTCGCCCTCGCCATCGTCAGCACCTTGCTCACCGCCGCGCCTGTTTCCACCGCGCCGGCCCGACGCCGAATCGCCTCCGCCGCCGCCCGCCGCTGCGCGGTCTTGTGCGCCAGCGCCTCGTCCGCGCCGGCATACTTCCGCACCGGCGGTTTAATCAAGCCGTCGATCACCGGATCCCCCGTGTCCCGCCGCCACCAGCCCCAGGCGATCACGCCGCCACCTCGCTCGGGAGCGGGATCCAGAGCTGGTGCTCCGTCATCGCCCAGCGCGTCACCCACTCGATAAACTGGCTGCACTCCTCGGTCGTCATCTCGGACGTGTGCGCCTTCACCGGGAGTTCTTTTCCGCCCACCGTGTGCCAGCCCCAGCATTCACCCATCAGAATCAACTTCATATCCGGCACGTCGTAGCCGAAGTGTCCGGCCAGTAAGGGAATTGCGACCGCGTGGATATAGGCGTTCTGCGCAAGGCTGCGCTGCGTCCGCAGCGCTCGGACCACGAGCTCAACGGGCTTGTCCTTCAGCGTCGCCAGATGCCGATCGAGCAGCGCCCGCGCCGCCGCCGACACCAGCAGCGTGCCAGCGTCCGACACGCGCGCCCGAATGATCGGCCCCATCTCGCTCAGAACGGCGGCACGTCGTCTTCAAAGCCGGACGTCATCGACGGCGCGTCGCGCCGCGGTTCGCCTGGCGCTTTCGCTTTCAGGACGCGCCAGGTCGGGAGCGTGTCGCCGGCGACTTTCTTGTCGTTTTTGAAGCACACCACCCGCACGCCCTGGATCGTCCCGCTCAAGTACTCGCCTTTCGCGCCCGTGTTCACCCACAGCGCGCCGAGCTCGTCCGCATTGCGTGGTGTCTCAGGCAACGGCTTTCTCCTGGATGCCGGCGAGCTCGCAAAACTCGGCGTCCACCTCCGCGAGGAAGGCCACCGCCTTACTGCGATACGCCGCAATCGCCGCCTCGTCCCGTGTCAGCCGCACGAGAAACGTCTGCAACGCCGCCGGCAGCCGGTCGTCGTAGCTGAGGAAGTCACACCACGCCGCGCCCGTGACCCACAGGTGATGCGTCATCTGCGGCACGTAGGCGGCCGGCACGACGCCGGCGCGCAAATAGCCAATATGCGTGGCGCTCTTCGGGCACTTGATTTCGAGACAGCCCTCAAAATCGCCCACATGGCCGTCCAGCGACGTCCCGACGGCCAGGCTGTCATGGGCTAGAAAGCCAGTGCGCGTCACCAGGGCGCCCGTCAGCGCCTCGTAGGCGGCGAACGCGGCCGGCTCGAGCAGCGTGCCCCGCTCCATCGCGGGCGAGACGAACCCGTCGTCCTGCACCGTCTGCGTCAGCCGCTCCACGACGAGCTGCAGGCGCAGGTCGCGCCGCGCCGCCGCTTCGCCCGTCCGAATCGTCGCCAGCATGTCGGCCGCGCGGGATCCCGTCAGCCGGCCGAGCCGGGCGGTGAACCACTCGGGCGATCGTTGCGGCGCGTCCACCACCGAAAACTCGCGCGTCACGACGCCATCGCCTTTGGGCCCGCCTTCTTCGCCGTGGCCTGCTCGGCTGCTGCCTTGACGGCCTCCCAGCCCTTGAGATTCGTCGCCATCATGTGCTGGCGAAACGCTTCCGGCGACTTCGCCCACGCCTTCCGCAGCGCGTCGATGCCCTCGGCCCCAATCCCGGCGAGCCCGCCGGCCCAGGCGTCATACCCGTCCGGTGTCGGCGGGGCGGGCGCCGCGACCGCCGCCGGCCGCGCCCCGCGGCCCTGCGCCGTTTCCGCGTCGTCGTCCTCCGGCGCCACGCCGGCGAACGATTGCAGCGCATAGCGCCGCAGGTAGGTGATCGCCGAGCCGACGGCCTGCGGGCTGTCATCCTTGGCCGTCGCCGTCACCGTGCCCGCCAGGAACTGGCCGCTACTGTGAATCAGCCACGTCTCGAGCGAGACGCGCGGGCCGTCCGTCGTCGGCGACTGCACGACGGCGATCTGGTTGGCGGTCAACGCCCCCCGGCAGGCGTCCACGACCGACGCGAGGTCGGCATACTTGGACTTGAAGAATGGGTTGGCTGACGACTTGGCGGCGCCGCTCATCTCGCCTTGCGCCTTGGCGAGCGCCAGGGCGATTTCGTTGATTTGCGCTGAGGTCTGCATCGTTGATTCACTCGTTCAAAAGACCGGCCCGCACATCTGGCGGGCCGATCGGGTTGTGTGTTACCGCTCGGCCGGCAGCTCAGACACCGGCGCGCTCTCTCTCAATTCCCAGTCCACCGCCACCGCGCGCCGCTCCTTGTTGAGCGGGGCGGCGTAGTAGTGCAGGGTCTGCTTCAGCAGCGCTTTCACCTCGGCCTCGGTGTAGCCGTTGCCGTCCTCGTCCGCCACCGGCGCCGTGATCTCGACCGTGAACGTGTATTTGCGAAACGGCGCCGGCTCTGGCACGACAAAGGGCGCCCAGCAATCGCCGCAGCGCCCCTCCTGCACCGTGAGACTCTTCGCATTCCAGCGCGCTCCGCACTGCGCGCATGTCACCGTCGGCACCACCGGCAGCGTCGCCGCGTTCGACGTCGGCAAGAGACTGGCCGCGTTCATGACGCCGCCTCGTCGTTCCAGAGGTCGCGCGCCCGCTCGTCGGCGCACCGGTCGCAGTAGGCAGGCGGGGTCACGTCGTCGTCGCCCTCCCACATCGCGCCGCAGCCTTGGCAGCCGGCTTCCCGCGCCCACTGCGCGGCCTCCTGCACCAGCCACGCGCGAAACTGCGTGAGGAGCTCGCCGTCGTCGTAGCGGCGCGCGTCCTGGGGCAGCCAGCGCAGGAACGCCTCGGCGCGCTCCTCCGCGTCGTGGCGGTCGTCCTCGTGGACGAGCGGCCCGAAGGCCACCTCGCTCGTCGAGCAGTAGAAGGCCGCGGTGTCGCCGTTGTCGAGAATCCGGACGCTCATGACGCCACCGCCTCACTGTCGGCCTGCGCCGACGCTTCGCAGAGGCTCGAGCAGTAGCCGCC